TCATTATATGCAACAATTTAAAAATTCAAAAAGGGTGTTGACAAAAACAACACCCTACCATACAATAGAATCGGAGAAGGAGGAAAAGTACAATGACACCATTACGGAAAAGAAGATTGAAAAGGAAATTCCAGAGGTTTTGGAAAGAATGGGGCATTACATGGGAAGAATTTGAAATGTTCCTCAGTGCATGTGTGGTAATTATGTTTCCATTATTATTGAGAATATTCTTTGCATTTTTTGGAATTTAACGATTGACACTATGATGTATCTGTAGTATAATAAAAGTATAAAGTAAATAAATTCAATCAAACAGAAAAGGAGAACAAACAATGAACAAAACATTTGAAGAAATGACAGTGAAGGAGTTAAGAGAGGAAAGCAGAAAGCGTGGGCTTACATTAGAAAGTAAAGGACATAAGTTCACAAAACCAGAGTTAATTGAAAGACTTACAAAGTGGGATGCAGAACAGGATGATATTGATGAAGATATTCAGAAAGCGATTGATGAAGCAGGACAGCCAGACGACAATGAAACATGGGGTGAAGCAGAGTGTACAAAAGAAGTCGAAACTTGTGCAGATTGTGAAGAAGCACCATGCGAGAATACACCAGAGGTTAAAACAAACAGAGACAAAGATGGTTACATTGTATATGCAAAAACACTGGAAGAAATCGAGAAGAAGTATGGAAACAGAAAGAAACAGGAAATCTATGACAACGAGTTAAAGGTAGGCAGTTATGTTGTGTTTGTCCATTATGTAGAAGCGAGAAACGGACAGATTTACAAGAAGTTAAGAACAGCAAAGGTTGTTGGAATCAACAGAAAGAAAGAACTTGTCAGAATCGTTACTCTGTTAGGAACGGAGAAAGAACTTTCCTTTGATGAATTACTTTACATTAAGGGAAGTGCGAAGAATTGTTCCTATCCGAAGGACATTACAATGTATCTGAAAGAACAGAGAACAGAGAAAGGCAAGGTGCTTATCAATGAAAGATTTGCAGAAAACAATGTTGCTGATTAAGGACAGCGTAAGAAAGTTATATGATGCACAACAGGAAAAGAAACAGTTTGACAAATACTATGAAGAGGTGAGGAAGAAAGAACAACTTGCCATTTCAAATTTCATGTTTACAAGTCTCCCAAAAGGACAGAACAGTTTTGAAATAGAACTTGACGAGGGGGCAGGATATTATACAAATCATGTGAAATTGAATGTAACAAGAGTAAGGACAAAAAAAGTGACATGGTTGCTGGACAAGTTAAAACAGAAGGTCGGGAAAGACATATACAGTGAGGTTGTGAACAAAACATATACAGTAAATGATATGCATGGTTTGATTCGGTATTTAAAGACATGCGGAGTTGACCCAAAGAAGTTCAAAAGGTTCATTGATGTGACAGAAGAACTTGACGAAACAAAACTTGATACCTACTATGAAACAGGGGCATTGAAAACAAAAGACATAGAAGGTTGTTACACTGTGAAGATGGGAGAGCCATACATCAGAATCACAGAGTTAAAGAGGTAACATGACGAGAGAATATGGAGGGAAAGAACTAGCAAAAGTGTTTATCTATTATGGATTGATTGCAGATGTTGTAAGTTCTGATTTTAACATCATTTGTCCTTTCCATGAGGATATAAACCCTTCCATGAGGGTGTGCCTAACAGATGGTTCTTTCTTCTGTTTTGGATGTGAAGCAAAGGGAAATGCCCTAGACTTTGTGAGGAAGGTACATCCAGAATTAAATGAGTTACAAGCGTGTGTTTTGTTGGAACAAATATTGAACAGTGATGAAGTAAAAAAGTTAAATGTGAAGTATAAGAAGAAAAGAAGATTGCAGAACAAGCAAGCATTGAATGAAGCACATGACTATTATTATGGATTACGAACTGTTGATTGGAATGACATACACACAAAAGAAGAACATGAAGTTTTACAGTATATGAAACAAAGGGGATTTGATGAAAGAGCATTGAACATTGCACATTGTAAAACAAACTATAATATTGCTTATCCGTTTTTGTTTCCAATATTAGACAATGGGGAGTTCAAAGGATGGGTTGGCAGAACCATGAACAAGTATGTTGAAAAAAAGCGCAAGTATTTATACAACGATGGTTTTAGAAAGCGAGATACCTTGTGTGGAACATATGAACAAAACAAAGTGGTGTTTGTTTGCGAAGGGTTCATGGATTACCTTAGTTTGAGGACAAGAGGACACATTAAGAATGTTGTTGCTATTTTGGGATGGCACATATCAGATGAACAAGTACAGAAGTTGAAAGATAAAGGCGTAACAACAGTGGTGTCTGCTCTGGACAATGACAAAGCAGGGAATAAGGGTACAGAGTATTTAAAACGGTTTTTCCATGTGATAAGGTTTGATTATCCAGAAGGAGTAAAGGATGCAGGGGAAATGTCAGAACAAGAGTTAAAAATGGCAATCAGACGGACAAGGAGGGCTTATAAACGTGACAGTTAGTTTTAAGTTGAAGATGGGAATGACACTGTTCCATGCACAGACCATGAAGGAATTACGGATTGACAAGGTAATAGAACAGAGTTATAATGAGGATAGTCAAGAATATAAAGAGTTGTGCAAAGAATATGAAGAAGTTATAGGATTTGCAAGAGAACTTGACGAAGATAAATTTGACAAAGAGTTGTTGAGTGAATTGTCAAAACAGGCTGAACAGTTAGAAAAGGAAAGAATAGAACAAATTGAAGATGTGGTCAAAAATTGTTATTTACGAGGAGTGACAGCATATATTACGTTTGGCGGTTATATGATTAATCCGAAAGATTTTTGTGCAATCCGTATAGATGGCTTTCGAGTACAGTTCAGCAAAAAATAAAAGAAGGGAAGAACAAAAAATGGGAAAAATTAAGTTAGCAAACATTAAGAATGAAATTAAGAGAAGCGGAACAAGTAAAGGCAAATTTTTGTTTTTCAAAGAAGATAGTAAGGTGCGTGTGAGATTCCTTACAGATATGGAAGACGGGTTGGAAGTTGCGTTCCATGATAGCTTTCAGCTCGGAATAAATGTTCCATGTCAGGAAGTGTTCGGCAGAGATTGCGAATATTGCGAAAATGAGGACTTGCGTACACGGAACATGTATATATGGAGTGTGTACGATTATGAAAGTAAGGAAGTAAAGTTGCTCATGGCGGCGGTTAATAATTGTTCTCCCGTTCCTGCTCTTGCGTCTCTGTATGAAAGCTACGGAACATTAACGGATAGAGATTATGAGATTAAGAGGATAGGAAAAGGACAGAACACAACATATAGTGTCATTCCGTTAGAAAAAATGAAGTTTCGTAACACAAAGGTAAAACCGATGTCAGAACAGGCAATGTTGAAGTGCATCGACAAGGCTTATCCTGCTGACAATTCGGAAGATTTTGAGGACGAGGACGAAACACCGAAGAGAAACAAAAAGAAGGGTGCAAAGTCAAATAATAAGCCGCTAAAAGGAAAGATGAACGAACCAGAGGACGACAATGACGATTGGGATGATGAAGAGGAAGAACAGAATTACGAGAGTATGACAGCAAAAGAGTTGTTCCAGTTGTGTAAGGACAGAGACATTGAGTGCAAGCCAAAGAAAACAAAAGAATATTATATTGACCTTCTGGAAGAAGCAGACGAGGAAGATTCTGACGATTGGGATGATGAAGATTCCGATGACGATTGGGAAGATTAAAATTTGAGGGTGGACATAGTTCTGCCCTTTTGTTATAATAAAGGAGTAAGGAAGGAGAACAACAGAAGTGGGTAATTTTTTTGATTTACACAGACATGATGAAACTTCTTTCTTTGATGGATTCGGAAAACCAATTGAATTAGCGAGAAGGGCAAAGGAATTGGGATATACAGCATTAGGGTTGAGCAATCATGGAAACATAACAGGATTGGTGCAACACTGGTTGGCGTGTAAGGAGGTAGGAATCAAACCAATATTAGGGTGTGAAGTTTATTTCCAACCAAAGTTTAACAAAAAGAATCCACAGAGAAAGTCTTACCATTTATGTTTGTTTGCACAAAACAAAACAGGATATGAAAACTTGTGTCACATTATGACAGAAGCAAATGTAGAACAATTCTATTACAAACCAATTGTTGATTTTGGGTTGTTGGAGAAGTATGCAGATGGGTTGATATGTTCTACTGCTTGTATTGCATCAGCAACAAGCCAAGCGATTGTGAATGGTAATGTTGAAACAGCAGGAAAGTTGCTTGACAAGTTCAAGGATATTTTTGGCAACAACCTGTATGTGGAGATTCAGCCATACAAGATTGACAAAAAGGGAACACAACAGAAAACAGATTATGTTTTGATGAAGTTAGCAAGGGAACGGAAAATCAAGTGTATACTAACATCAGACAGCCATTTTGGAAGTAAGGAAGATTTTGACACTTATTGCAAGATGCACGAAATCGGAAAAACAACACTTGATGTAAAGAACACATATTCAGAAAGGTATATGCCTAGCGAGTATGAAATAGAAGAACGATTTGCAACAATCTACAAGAACAAGTTTAAGGATGCCTTTAAGGTTGCAGAAATGTTCGTTGACAACTTAAAGAAGTTACAGGACAGCGTGGAAGAGGATATACTTTCGCAATGTGAGTTGGTTCTGCCCAAGATTGAAACAAATGGAGAATCAAGCGAAACAGTGTTGCGTAAGATGGTACAGAGAGGATTGAAGAAGCGAGGGAAGAACACAAAACAGTACATACAGAGATGTAAACAGGAACTTGATGTAATACATTATCATGGGTTTGATGATTACTTTCTAATGGTGCAAGACTATGTAAATTGGGCGAGAGAACATAACATAGCAGTTGGACCGGGGAGAGGTTCTGCTTGCAATTGTTTGGTTGCGTATGCAATCGGGATAACGGATGTTGACAGTATTAAGTATAAACTTGATTTTAGCCGATTTATGAGGAAGGAGAAAAAGAAGTTACCAGACATAGATGTTGATTTTGAAACAGACAGACGACAAGATGTGATTGACTATGTTGTGAACAAGTATAAGGGGCAAGCAGTACAGATATGTTCCTATGGGGAATATAAGATTGACAACCTTGTGAATGACCTTGCAGGGGTATGTGGATTGCCTACAAGCGGAAAGGAATTAGACGAGTACGACAAGGAACAAAACAAAAAGGTAGTTGCAGAAATCAAACGATTTATACGAGAGTATGAAGAGGACGGAAGATTGAATATGCAGTTACTCATGGAGGATGAAAGAACAGAAGAGTATAACAGCCAGTATGACAACATTATGAAACACTTTTCTAAGTTGTTTGGTAAAATTCGATATTTAGGAAAACACGCCGCAGGAGTGGCAGTAGTTGGTTCTGACATATCAAATTACACAGCAGTTATCCGTAAGGGGGATATGTTTAGCAGTAGTTATGACCTTAATGATTTGGAACATATTAATTGTACAAAGTTCGATATGTTAGGACTTAAAACAATGTCAGAGTTGCGAGAGTTGGAAGAGTACACACATCATGTTGTTACAGATGAAGATAGAGAGGAACAAGAAATATATGAGAGTTTCCGAGATGGGAAAACAGACGGTATATTTCAGATGGAGAAGTCAGCACCAAAGAAGATTCTGGACATGATACAGTGTGATTGCATTGAAGATGTGATTGCGGTTAATGCGTTGAACAGACCAGCACCGTTACAATTAAAGATGCACGAAACATACGCATATAACAAATTGTCTGGAAATATAGACAGAAGCACACCGTATTATAAGTATACGAAAGAAACATACGGAACGATGTTGTACCAAGAACAGACAGTTGAGGTTGCACAGAAATTAGGACATTTGACACCACAGCAAAGTTTTGACTTGTTAAAGATTATGAAAAAAGCAGAGAATCAGAACAAACCAGAGTACATACCAATCATTGAACAGATGAAGAAAGATTTTTTCAAAGGCTGTAGAAGTGAAGGACTTACGAAGGAACAGACAACGGAGATTTGGGCGAGTATGCTTATCTATGGTTTTAACAAAGGACACAGTACGGGGTACACGATTATCAGTGTAGACCAGATGTGGTATAAGATACACCATCCTGCCGAGTTCTGGTATGTCAAGATGAAGTATGCAGGGAATGATGCAGATTTGCACAAGTATTCACAGTTTGCGGTGAAGGACAATGCGGTTGTGATGTTACCTCATGTGAATTATACAGCAGAAACAAGTATGCGTATGATGGATGGAGAAAATGTTATACAGCAAGGGTTGAGCATCATTAAGGGAATCGGAGAAAAAGCGGCAGAAGCAATCGAACATGAAAGAAAGGAACATGGAGTGTTCCGAGATTATGATGATTTCTACGACAGGTGTAAAGGAAGAACGGTAACAACAAGAGTGATTGACATTTTAAAGGAACAGGGAGCATTGGAGTTTAACAAGCGGCGTTACCTGTCAAGGGTAGTAAAATATAACAGCAGTTTGTTGGGGCGTTAAAATGTTTCATGTGAAACGTACAAAACAAAGGTGGTGAGAAAATGGAACAGTACATACCAGAACATGAGTATTCGCACAAGGTTGATGAATTGAGACAGAACAGAGTGGAAACATCTTTTTACAAATATGGCTCTGCAAGACGTAACTTCGGCAGAGGATATGTCAATGCATTAGGAAGTAATGAAAAGTGCATAGAAGCATATAACAGAACAGGGAACAAGGAATATTTGCTCGATGCTATGAATTACCTTATGTTTGAATTTATGTACCCACAGAAAGATGGTGCATTTTTCAGACCGACAGAGAGTAAGGACAGCGCAGGAATTGTTGGAATCAGCGAGAAAGAAATGGAGAGATTGAAAGATGGCTAACAAAACAAAGGGAATCAACAAGGAAGGAATTATGAAGTTGTGTTCCGAGATTGCAAAGAAAGAAGGAGAAGGAACCGTTTACAGTTTGGGAAGCAAAAACGGAGTGTTACGAATACCACGTTGGAGTACAGGGCTTCCAGACTTAGATGCCATCATAGGTGGAGGAATACCGAAAGGCAGAACAATAGAAATATTCGGAGCAGAATCGGCAGGGAAAACAACACTTGCATATCAGTTTTGCGCTCAACATGAAATGTGCCTTGACATTCCGATTGAAGGTACGTTCGATGCGAACAGAGCAAGGTTGTTTGGAAACACACCAAAGCAAATGTTGGTATACAGAGCAAGGTATGGAGAAAAGGCTTTCAACAGGGCAATCAGATTTGCGGAAGAGGGTATACCCATGATTGTGATTGATAGTGTTCCATCCATGCAACCGAAAGATGATATTGACAAAATTAGAAAAGCAGTGAACACAGATAGCGAACAAGAAATGAGGATAGGTGGAGTTGCAAGGCTCATGGACAAATATTTGCCCACACTTGAAGATGTGATTGAACAAACAGGAACAACGGTTGTGTTTATAAACCAGATTCGGGATAAGATGAACGCATTGCCTTTTGGAGATAACATACAAACACCCGGCGGTCACAAGTTGAAACATAGCGCAAGTCTTAGAATACAGGTTGCACGAAAAGGGTATATTGACATTCCGAACCATAACCCTTATAATAGTGCAAGTAAAGAAACAATTGGCATGATTATGAAATGCAAGGTTGTCAAGTCAAAGGTTTGCAATCCAAAGGGTGAGTGCGAGATACCTTTGTTTTATGACAGAGGGTTTGTGGATTTTGCAGACCTTGACAGAGTGCGAAAAGAAATAATGGAAGAACACAAGAGAATGTACAAGGAAATGTTAGAAGATTGATGCACTTTTATTGTATCAGATTTAACAGAACATACATTGGTGATGGTAGTGCAGAACATAGGTTTTTCGTTTATGCGGAAACAAAACTGAAAGCAGTGAAGAGATTCTGCGCTACCACAGGTTACAAAAGTGCTTGCATTATTTCTGTCCATGTGGTATCATAGAGAAAAGAAGGAGAACAAAACAAATGGGATTGATGGACGAAATCAAACGAGAAGCAGAAGGGAATCGAACAAAGATACAAAGCAGTCAAGAAGCAGAATTGGAACATAAGTTGAACGCATTGCATTATCTGGATAAGGACATCAAGAAAGAATTGCAGTTCTTAAAATCAGTAATGACAAGAGGGCAGGAAACAGCAGAGAGGAAAGGACTTCATGCGAGTGCTATTATTGTTTCCGATGATAAGTTCTGTTACAGACAGCAAGTGTTGAGTTTGTTTTACAAACAGGCACAGGGAGAACAAGTACCAGTTGGGTTGAAGCGGATATTTTCAGAGGGTGATGCAATCCATGAAAAGTGGCAACGATTGTTTATTCGTGGAGGGTATGCAGAACCGTTAGATTGTGATTATAGCAGATTCAATGAAGAATTTGACCTTTCCTATACGCCAGACATTATTTGTGATATAGATGGCGTAGAAATGGTTGGAGAAATAAAGTCAGTAAATACGTTCCAGTTTAAAAAACAGAAATATCATGTATCTGGAAGAAAGCAGTTACAGTTATATATGTATTTAACAGACATCCATGATGGCTTTGTTTTGTGTGAGGATAAGAACACACAAGAAATAAAAGTATATTTGTATAAGTTCAATTACAAAGAGGTTGAACCATACATAGCAAGATTGGAGAAAGTACAGTATTACAAACACAGGCTTGAAACAAAAGAGAAACTTGTGCAGAGACATGAAAGGTGTACAGGGTATCATTGCAAGATGGCAGAACAATGTCCGATGCGTGATGTGTGCTATGGGAAGAAAAAAGAAAGATTAAAATAGTTTATTTTAGGGGTTGATAAAGGGTTGACATCCTCCTGTTTTTGTGATAATATAATTACAAACAGGAGGTGTTTTTATGAAAAATGAAAATGAAGAGGAATGGAAAGAATATCCGTTAAACAGAAATTATTATG